GCCAATAATGTAATTCCATAGGTTTGTGGCTGTGTGAGTCACCTTGCCGCTTCTGATGTTGTAAGGGTAGGTGAATTTCATATCTGGGCGATCCGCGCCAATTTGGGCAAATGTCTCTACACTACGGTCATAGTTAAAGCGAAAATCAAACTGACCATCACTAAGGTTGGTAAGATTAACGCCAGCATCACGAACGTTTTGATCTGTATATTCACGATCACTTAAAAGCCCCGTGTCATATTGCTGCGGACCAGGTACAACGCCAAAATCATCATCTGGGTTGCCAGTGTCTTGCGTTTCATTTATGAGGTCTAGGAATATAGCCACACGCTCTTCTTGGGTGTATGTCTTGGTAACATAACGATCAGCAAACAGGTCAAAGAAGCCTGTGGCTTTCACATCAAGCGTAATGCCGCTTTCTGCCAGTCCATAACCCATATCAACCACATGCACACCAAAATAGTAGCGACCTTTGCGCTTAACGCGAATATCAGTCACATAGGCTTCTAGCACTGCCTGCGGCACAGCCCCTAGCTCAGCACAATATGCTTCCCATGCGGTTAGGCTCATGCTAAAGCTTAATTGCTCACTACCGTTACGGACCAATTCAAAGCTGCGGTTTTGCGCCAGTTTAGTAATGTCACCTACCTGTGCGCCGTTTATCCAAAGTTCTAGTTCATATTTTGGGGTTGGGGTCATTATAGCCCCCTCACACCGTTGCGCCAGTAAATATCAGCTGTTACGGTGTCGCTGCCGCTACTGCTATCAAGCACTATTGAATTTGGACCAACCTGCAAGCCCCACCACACGCTATCATCTGTTTTGTTACCAATGATATTTGAGCCGTTTAGGGTCACTGTGCGCTTAAGCATGTCAATCACTACTTCATCGCCGTCTACCAAGTTAATATCAAGCTCAAAGCGCTCACCAGTTGTTTGGTTGGTAATTACTGGGTTATCTGCCTGATCGTGTATTTCAATGCGTGGCAAGTATACGGCTTCACCATCGTTATTTACTACCGTTGGTGAGCTACCGCTTGCCCAGTCCACTGGTAGATCGTAAGGCGTGACATAACCACCCTGAGTAACGCGTGTGATGTGGGCTGTTTGCTCATCACCGCCATCAGTGCTGTAAAAGAATGGATCGCCTGCAGTCAGCTGTATCAAGAATTCGCTCATAAGACCGCGCTGCTTATACTCTAGCTTGAGGTCTGTAACATTACAGTCAATGCGGTAGGTTTCACCGCTAAAGATCGTTATGTAGATTGGGATGGTTTCACCGATTGGCAAAGCGTCCTGCAGTGCAGCGCGATCCAGCTTGTGCTGGGCGTGGGTCATAGAGTTGCTACCAATTTTACCTGTAATGTTTATCTGCCTAAAGCCATAGAGCTGGTCTGTGACCATTCCACCAGAGCGACCACTGAATAAGAAGCTAGAGCTGCGAATGTCGGCAGAGCCAAGCCCTGTAACATTCTGAATAATGAAATTGCCGCCGTTTGCATCGGCGCTCAGGGTTAGTAGTTCGTTTATTGATATATTCATTATTACGCTCTTCTCACTTGCCAGGCTAGATCAGTGGTTACTTTGTCCAGATCAACCTGGTTGTAGATATTATTATTTTGGACTATCTCAGGCATTCCAGCAACCTGCCCTGCGGCAGCTGGCGCGCCGTATGATGCTGCACCAGTAACAGAAGCGCTTAGCATCGGACTCATAGCATTTGCGGTTAGGCTGCTCAGTGCTGAATTAGCCATACTGACTGATGCTTGCTCTACTTGCTTTGTACCCTTGTAAATACCCTCTGCAAGTCCAGCTGGCACTTCTACACCAAGCGCTGCAGCAACCTTTGATGGTGAGTGAATACCCAGAGCTGATTTAATCGGACCAGGTATTTTGTCTTTGACAAAGTTTACTACCTTGTCTTTGAGCCAGTTGCCCATGTCTTTGATGCCGTCCCAGATGCCAGTAACCACACTCTTACCGATTTCAAAGAGGTTACTAGGCTTGAGTACATTACCAATGCTCTTGATGATTTCCCAGGCAGCCTCTACAACTGCTTTATTCATGCTAATAATGCCCTGGATGGTGGCTTTGAGCAGCTGAATACCAGCGTCAATGAGCATCTTGATAAATTTAGGATCAAGCAGCGTTTTGAGCAGGTTGTCTATGATTACTGGGATCGCGCCAATAAGTGCTGGCAGAATGATTGGTATTGCTTGGACCAGAGCCAAGAATAACTGTACAGCGCCCATTATGATAGCCTGTAGCGCTTCTGGGTTTGTCAGACCAGTAACTAAGGCATCAATGATGGTAGGTAGCGCATTAGCAATATTTGTAACGATCTGCGGCAGTGCTTTTACGATTGCCAAGAATAACTGAATGAAAGCATTTATGACTGTTGGTAGTGCCTGCAAGAGTACATCAATTACGCTAGGTAGCGCCGCTACAATCGCATTTAGAAGCTGGACCACCGCATTAATCAGAGCTGGCACTAATGTTGGCAATGCCTGTGAAAGCGCGCCGACAAGGGAAGTAAGTATTGATCCTAAGCCCTCTACCAGTTTTGGCAGCATTTCTACAATCTTTGGTACTGCAATTTGGATGGTCTTAGTAAGACTATTGACAAAGCCAGTGATGTTGCCAGTAGCCATAAAGTCTTCAAAGGCTTTTTTGGTGGTGTTTATGCTACCAGCCAGGGTGTCATTTTCTTTGGCGTAGTTACCTGCATACTTGGCGGTCTTTTCCATAAACATTTGCTGCGCCAAGCCCACCTTTTCCTGTATGGACATTTCAGAGGTGCTTTTATTGATGCCCTTGCTCAGCGCGTATGCGCCAATGGCGGTATCATTCATAGCAACACCCAAGTTGTCCATCATAGTGAAGTTACCCTTAGCCATGCCTGTGACAGCTTCTAGGGCTGCAGTGGTATCAATACCCATGATTGAGGCAATATCGCTGGCGCGCTGCATTGACTCACTAGACATCTGCATGGACTGTTGGACACTAAAGCCAGCACCCTGGAATAGTGACCCCATCTTGTTTGCGCCCTGCAAGAATTCATTTTGGCTTAAGCCCATGTTGGTGTAGGCATCGTCAGCTTTTGCTTTTATGCTGGCTGCGAATTCACCAAACACCGCATCTGCACCACCAAGCTGCTGCTCAAGCTCAGCGCCAGCCTGTAATGACTTTGCGGTAAGAGCGACCAGCCCAGCTGTGCCTGCAGCCAGACCGCCTGCAATAGCAATACCAGCGCCCTTTGCAAAGCCGCCTAGTTTACCTAGAGCTGCTTGGAATGGACCGCTATTACTTTCAACCTCAGCGCCTAATGCGGCAGTTGCAGGACCAGCAGAGCCTTTGAAGCCTGCGGCGATCTTGCTTTGAATACCCGTCATGTTCGGGGTTATTCGTACTGATGCTGAGCCAATGTTACCTGCCATTTAGTTGCGTATCTTTCATGGTTTTATTAAGCCAGTTTTACCGCAACCGTTGGCGTGTTGTTTATATGGCAAATTATACCATAAGCTGTTACACGCGCCCAGCGTCTCTTGCCTTGCTCAGAGCCATACGCCCAATATAGTTTTGGTGAGCATCCTTGCCTACAGCAGTCACAGTTGCAATGGCGCGCCTACCGCGCTTCACAGTTCCTACAGTCTCAGTAACGGTAATTTCTGGTGGATCGGTGCTTAAACTACTTGCCATGCTTCTAGCGCGCGCTGCAATGGCTTCTGCGGACCTTTTAACGATTGGTGCAGCCATGTCAGTCAGGATCACCGCCGCCGCGTCTGTGTCTAAAGAAAATGATACATCTCTACTCATATTGCTATTAGTATAGCACTAACATTATAGGCACTCCCCTACTCTGCCGTGTGTGTCGCATGAAAAACGCCGTCAAGGTGTTGACGGCTTGTCAAAATTGTGTTGAATAGGGCAGGGGAGTGGTAACCACCCCTGTTAGCTGTTGTATTGCCTACAATGCCACTTTTTGGCTAAAAAAGCCAGCAGGGGAGTGGTTTTTACCTATTTTCGGGGTCTTGCAAGCAGTTCTTTTACAGTATCAATATCTGCTGCAGTAGTGTCTTTGGCTATGCTGTTACCTGCATTGAGCTTAGGCATGAAATCAGGCTGGAATAGCTTAGGCTTGTTCGCATTATGGGCGGCTTTCTTGCCCCTTTCAGTTGGTGTGGCATTCTGCCATGCGATTGTCTCTAAGTAATAAACAGCCTTATTTAGAAGCGTCTCAGTCCAGCCCCACTGAGTTGGTGGATCAACCTTTGCATACACGCGGCATTCGCGCGGTAGCTGGAATAGCAACCGCGCCGCTTTACGCCAACTGACTGCCGTGATGTCTAGGTTGTAATACTGCTGAAAGTCCGCCTCTAATTCGTCAAAATACTCACGGCGTATTTTGATTAGAGCTAAGATTTTGGGTCAAAGTTCTCAATGATCGCCATGTAGATGTCGCTAAGCACCTCTACACGCATACGCGGCTTGTAGCCCTCTTTGTCTTTGTTTTCTTCACCATCCTGCTTAGTGTAAAACTCTTTCATTTTGGCAAATTGCTCATTGCCCAGGATCAGCTTAAGCAGTGGCAATACTGCAGCCACCTGCCCTTTGTTTTCAATACGCTCAATAATTTCAAGCGTGTCAACATCGTCCATTAAGTCCGTATCAACAGTGAATTTGTAACCGTGTACTTCTAATTCTTTTACAGTTGACTTTTCGGCATCAGCCATAGTTTTTTACTCCAATTCTTACTTTAGTTGTAGTACCCAAATTATAGCATAAACAAAAACACCCAGCATAGTGCCAGGTGTTTCTGCGCCTAGTCAGCATACAAGCTAAGAGCTTGCTATAGATGCCACATACTCTTTGTGAGTGTCGCTGTCTGTAGCGCTTGGGAATGCCCTTAAGTTGATTGGGTAAGCCACTGGCTCACCGTCAACATAAGAAATCTCAGCACTTCTGTCAGCGATGCGACCACGCTCAACTACAATACGCTTTACGCGATTGCCAGTCATAACGAGTTCTGCAACAAAACAAATTTCAGGCAGCGTAGAGCTGTTTACCCTGATAGTGATGTTGTCACCGTCAACAGAGACATTGTCCTCACCATAGTATAACTTAGCAACTTCTACATTCGTCTCAATGAGGTTGAATGTAAAGGTTTCCATGAAAGTGGTTTGATCTGACAATACATTGTCACCACCCCATGCAAATACATCTTCTACATCCGTCTCAATGTTGTTGACCAAGCCCTCATCACTGACATACCCAAGATTTTGGAATGCAGCGTCAAGTGCATCAGTGGCGTTGGTTGGCAGCGTAGTGCCAAGCGGTGCTACAAATAGCGCGCCAAGTGATTTTGGTTTTCCAAACGAGACATTTTGAGAGTTGTTATTACTCATGGTTTTACCCTTTGTCTAGCTTTTGCGGCACAACAACCGTGTTTCAGGCGCTCTGCTTATGGTTGTATTATAGCACAAGAATTTTATTCAACAGGAACTTGGCGGCAATTAATCTTTATGCCCAAAAAGTTTACGCTGCAGCGCTCTACAAACTGTGGTGCTGGCTCTTGCTCTGCAGGTGGGTTATTGATTGTAGTACTGTTATTGGTAGTGTTATTGGTCACTGGCTGCTCACGAATGATTACAGGCTCTGTTTCGGGGCTAGATTGCTGTGCTGGGGCTTCTTGGGTGCTGTCAGTCTCTTTATTTGGAATATCCATAATAAAGTTACAGTCTTTGCGTCCTGATGCTTCACATTCAAGCTGCTGGCGGCGCTCTTTCGTCACTATGGCAAAGTTCTGGGTGTAATACTGATATTCAATGCGCCTAATGCCAAATGGGGTTTGTATCTCATATAGGTTGGTAAACTGCAGCACACAGTTAGCGCCAACTGGTATGTTTTCTGGCAAGTTGCCAACAATAACACTTTCACCCTCTAGATGGCGCGGTTTGCTCTGGGTACTAAAGAAATTACCAACTGCACTGCCAGCTGGCGGCTTAATTACCCCTTTGTAGTTCTTACAAAATACCTCGCGTAGTACACGGACCTCACCGCTGTAATAAGTATCACCAAAGAAGATGCCACTGATGTCTTCACCTGGGTAATAGCTTGATTGATCGGTTGCTACTGGCACTTTTATGTTGGCAGTCTTCACTGGCATTACATACATCAAGATTAGCGTTATAAGCGCTATCACACCTATGGTAAATGCTGCTATTGCTGCAATATTGGTGGCTTTGCCTAATAGATCGCGGTTTTTTCGGTAAAAATCACCTACTGCCTCAAATGGGGTAGCCAGCAACTCCTTTGTGTTAGCGATTAGCTGTTTTAATTTCCTGCATTTCTCTTACTTGCCCTTTCAAGTGCTTCTAGATGCGGTTTGACATTTCTTTCAAAGCGGTGGCGCAAATAGATACGACTCCCACTACTAAGCAATATTATAACGATTATGGTTAGGGCTGTCACCATGCTAGTTACCTCGCTCATTGTCCAGCCTTTTCTCTAGGCGCTCTACCACACTTAACATCTTGGTATCTACCTCTGTACTCTTATTTATTGCGTCAATAGCTTTCTGGGCAATATCTTTGACATAACTATTATACTCTTTTGATATGCTGGTGTTCTGCCAAATAAAATACAAAAGTAGCGCAACTGGCAGTCCAAAGTCTTTTACTGCAGTGGTCAAGTCCATAATTATGAACTTTCTATGTCTTCACAATACAAATCTACATTAGGCGCGGTGCTAATGCTTGAAAGCCGTTGATTTGCCAAGCCTAAGTCATGCAACTCACTTTTCTTAAACCATAAATCGCCTGCAGGGTTGGTAAATACGATGTTTTCAGAATATGGACCTGCAGTTTGCTGAATGCTATTTGCTGGTGGGGCATCTGTTGGTGTGAGCATGGCGCGCTTGGTAGCTTCCATAACAACCCACTGGACCGTGTCAAAGTAGGCAGGATCGCTATTTACGCGATCATCCATACTAAAGCCACTCTGGGTAGCCTTTGTGCGTAGGCGGTTGCTGGCTAACTTGAGTAGCTTGTCAGCGCGTGACTGTTCTGGCTCAGTTAGGGTGCGCCAGAAAGCCGCCAAATCTTCGTGATCGGCGTAAGCATTCGGTGATGTTACTGGTGTAGATACGCTCATTGCTGGTTACCTCCTGAGCCGCCATTTTGCATGAAGCTGGCAGTAGTGTTTGCTATACGCTTCTGTACAAGCTCTTCTGCCTGCCTAACACCAATGCCCAGCATCTTGTAGCCCTCAACAGTACCAATAAGCTCTGGCATTGCCTGGAATAGCTTAAACATGGCATCGCCAGCTGGACCAATATCAACCTGAAATATTGGCTTCCAAGCAGGTATGATCTCATTTAGCTGGGCTGGTACTTCATTATTGCCATCAAGCGCTAGGCGTAGGGTGATACAAAGCTCTTTGATTTGCTTGCCCATTTCTTCTTGGGTTTTCTGCGCCTCAAGTAACAGATCATCTGACATTGCAACTAGGCTTTCACCACTGGTAGGGTTGGCTGTTTCATAGCCCAGGTTACGCATGGTCAAGCCAGTTTCAGCACAGAAGTCACGCGCTTTGTCTTTTTTGCTAGTCTCAAAGCCGTCAATGCTCATCTGGGTAAGCACACCTACATTTGGCGCGTCACCGTCTTCATCTTTGGTTATAGTCCATACTTTGCCAATGGCGCTGTCCAGGTTGGTGTCTTTTTCTGCACCCTCAGCAAGCCCACTAATGTAGCGCTGTGGCATTGAGTAAAATTCTTCTGCAATTTCTAGGCGGCGCTTCATGCGTCCTACCTCATTGATGATGCGGCGCGCGGTGTTTGTGATGCGTGACTTACCTAGTGGGCGGTCTGCGCTGGCGCGGTGGGTGATCGGGTGTAGCAGTGTGCGCCCTGTAGGGTTTGGTACTACCTCTACAAGATAGCGGTTTTGGAATACTGCAGTGAATTCAGGGGTGAATAATATATAGTCTTTTGGCGCGTACATAATGCCAGGCTTGCGCGGCTTAGGGATCATCCACTTAGTAACAGCCAAGCCCCATTTGAGCATTCCTGTGCGCTGGTCAACCTCACCAGTTGCTTCTTGGGCGGTGAAAGGTATAAGCACTTTGCCACCCTCACCATCATCAGAGACGGCAATAAATGAGCATCCAGCGATTAAAGCATCATCTGTTGATTTGCCAATAACACTGTACCCATTAATTTGCTCAAGCAAATCATTTATGCCAAATGTATCTTTTGCAAAGCCCTCAAACACAACACGGTCACCAAGAGTATTTACAGCGCGACTTGCCCAGCCAATGCCAGGGCGCAAGTGCTTCATCCGCATAGGAGTAGATATACCGAAGTCAGGCGTGTCATTATCGGCATTGTAATAATCGTATTTTGTTTGTACTTTTACAGACTTTTCAGTAAGGCAATAGATCAGCCTGTTGGCTAACTTGTTCGCGTATTCTACAACTGGGTCTTGTGCTGGCTGCATTCCTATTGCTTTTCCTTTTAAGCCAGTTTTACCGCAACCGTCAGCGTAGTTGTTATTGCCTGTTATTATACCAGATATTGTAATTGTAGCATAAGTGCTTTACTTGCGCTTCTTACGGTCACGCTTCTCAGCTGCAGCAAGGTACTCAGCCCCTAGAAAATCGCTAGGCATTTCAGTGATCCGTATGAATGCGCCGCCTTTGCCTGGGCGGTAGGCAGCCTCATAGACTGTGCGTACCACACTTTCCCAGTAATCATCTTTCAGCACCATGCCCTCTACTAACATATCTAAAATGCTGGTTACTTTGTTATCTGTGTCAGCTCTGCCTAATGTCGCAAAATATAAGATTATCTCAATTTGCACATGACCAAGAAAGCGCTCACGCGTTTGGCGGCGGACCTGTACTAATTGCTCATCCTGCCATTGAACAAATTTTTTGTTCGGTACTGATACGCCACTTGCCAGATTTACGCGGCTATTCTTTTTGCTGGGTATAGTACCCTCAAGAGTTATTTCAGCGATCTTTGGGTTTGACATAGTTGCCTAGTAGCCCATTGCGTGATCGGTAGCCCTCAGTACGAATATTACAATCACAGCCACCATGCCGCCTAAACACATCAGATGGTGGGTTAGTATATTCGCCTGCAAGCGACCTACACCACTTACATGTATCACCATTGGTAGTGCGTATGACTCTTGGGTGCTTACCACTCTGGCGCGCATTTATCATGGCATCTTGCTGCGCTTTGCTGGCTACATGATCCAAATAGTTCTTTACATATTCCTGCAGACCAAGTGTGCCAGTAGAGACGCTGGCTGCAGCCACTTTTGCCAGCCCATAATACCTATCATCAATGCCTGGACCGCGTGTATGCTCAATTTCAAAGTCAAAAGCATTCATATCATAGACTTTGGCGTACACGGCGCTGCCAACTTCCCTAAATAGTATCTCTTGATTGAGCTGGCGTATTTCTGGGTCAATCTCTGGGTTATTAATCAGCTTAAGAGCAGCCATTACTTTGGCTAGGATGGTGCGGTTTAGTTTTGCGTAGTCCATTAATTGAAGCCCCAGTTATCAATGGTTGTTTTTATATCATCCAGTATGCCAATGGTGTTGTTTACGCGCCTTTCTGAGTACGCGCGCGCCCTTGCAGGCGTTTTGGTGGCAATAAGTACATCAATGAGCTTAGAAGCCTGCCCATCGTCAAGTGCGTGGGTTATTTCAGCAATGCTTTGCGCGGTTTTTACTAATTCAGCATCAGCGCCAATAATCTCATTGGCTATAAGCAACTCTTTGACCTCTTTGAATTCTTTGGTCTTTACAACTGCCAGATCAGCAATGTATTTACTCTGCGTTTCCGTTGCCATCTTCTGCTACCTCTGATGTTTCAACTTCCGAAATATCAACTACTGCAATGCCCATGCGTGTTTTACCATTCTGATCTTTGACTGGTGCAGCAATCTGAAAGCGAAATACGCGATCACCCTTTTCATTTGTAGCCATCTTTGCGCGCGCCCAGTCTTCATTGAGCTTACTACCCTGACTTTTGGGCAGTATTTTAACTTCACCAGTGAACTTGTTGATATACGGTAGTAGTTTTTTAGCCATAATCATATTCTAAC